TAGTATATCATTAGCATATCCTATACGTTTAGGAACACCTGAACTTCCACTTCGTTCATAATATTTGTCAAAAGTATAAGCCGCGCCTTGTGATGTAGTTTGTTTTTTTAGTTCTTTAAGTGCGTTTTTCTCTGTTGAGCTTAATTCAACCCAAATAAATGCTAATTGAGTTAGATATTTTGTATAATTTGGATTTCTAAGTAATTTTGTTTTTCTATCTCCTAACCATTGGGCTATACCTATTGCTCCTATACTATTAACTCTTAATGGCTCAAGTCCAGATTCTAATAATAAATTACCTATTATACCAGCTACTTGAGGAGCTGTTAATCCTTTACCTTTAAAGTATTGTATAGCAGTTTGTATTTCATTTCTTTTATTAAATGAATCTGTATTTAAAGCTGAGGCGACACTTAAGACTCTTAATTCTGGGTTATTTAGAGGTGGTAAAGTTGAGGATAATTTAGCTTGAGTAGTAGTTTTAGGTAAAGATAATGATTCAATTTGAGTTATCCATTTATTATCTTGAATTACATGGTTAATTGAAGTAACTATAAATTCTAAAGACTCAGGATAATTACTTGGTAAATAATCATTATTAACAGTAAACTTTTGATACACTTTCATACCTGATAGTCCGTCTATAGTTAATGATAGATTAAAAGGTATAAATCCACTTCTGTTTGAGGCTACATTTGGGTTAGAAATAGACGCTGATATAGCGTTATAAGCCTCTCCAGTTTCAATAGTATTTCGTAAAGTATTTTGTATATCAGAAATCAAATCTTGAGCTAAAACTGGAAGTGTACTAGGTCCAGGAGAAAATATCATTTTAATATATTCAGCTAAAGAAATAGCATTTTCTTCAAATTTAGCTTTAGTACTTTCTAAAGATGAAGTTACATTTGTTGTACTATAATCTGCGTTTACAATTTCAGGTTTAACTCTGTCTTTTAAACCTCTATTAATTCGAGATAAAATAGTCGCTTCTTCACCTACAACATAGCCTTGAGATGTTGCTCCTATATTTATCATGCTTGCAAATGCAGGAGTAATACCTGTTTTTAATGAAAAATTTTGAACAAAAGTACCAATAGAACTTGTAGTGTTTAAATTTTTATAACCAAATAATTCAAATTTAGCTATTTCTGTGTTACTAAATGGACTAACTGATTTAATAATTTTGTCTCTATTAGGTATTGAGTTTTGGTCTATTATAACTACTTTATTAGATGGTTCATCTACAGTTACATTTAACATATTAACATTACCTAAAGATGAATTGATTTCACTACATATACCTTGTAAAAATTTAATTAAATATGCTTTGCCATCATCTTTATTTATATTATTGGTAAGTGAAGTTAACAAAAAGTTAAAATTAAGATATATGTTCATTAACTTACCAGCTTGATACTCAGAATCAGTATTTGTAGCTTTATTTTTAACAACATCTAAAAATCTTTCAGCGTTTGGAGCTATAATGTATGTTTGATTATCTAATATTACAGTACTTTTAATTAAACAAGAATTTAAATTAGAACTAAAAGAATAACCACTACCTAAAGCATAAATCAAATTAGACTCAGTATCATAATCAAATTTTAGAATAGGAGGAGTTTTATCATTAAATTTTAATTTAGGTATAATATTATTTTCAATCCATTCTAGTAATGAACCTAATCTAATATAATATTGTACATTAGTATTATCTCTAAATTCTTGTCTTAAAATATCAGCTTTATCAGTGGTGTTTAAACTAGTCACAGAACATCCTGCTTTTTTCTCAGTCACTTTATCAAGTATATTTTTACATTTGTAATAAAGTTTACCTAATTCAGTAGATTGATCTATAGTTTCTGTTGTGGGTGAGGGTGATGATTTTTGTGGAGAAGAAATTTGGTTTACAACAGTATTTTGAAGTATAGTATTTGGATTGATACCACTATTAACTAAAATGTCAGTTATAGATAGAGGTTTAGTGTCTAATAAAACATTAGTTTTTAAAGATTCAATAACATCTCCTTGACTTCTTAATATTACAGTTATATCATAACTTCCATCTGTTTTAAATTCCCAATTAAAGTTAACTACTCTACCTATTAATGCATCATAATTACCAAATGATTTAAAACGTTCTTTTTGAGCTCGTTCTAACAAACCATAATAATCATATTTACCATTAAAAAAATCATTTTCAAGACTACATAGGTTTGGACTTAAATCTGAAAGACCACCATTTTTATTTTGAAAATAATGTGAGTAACCCCATTCTAATAAAACATTATAACCTAATCTTAAGTATAAATTATCAATTATATCAAACTGAAGTTTATTCCAAGCTTTAATTTGGATGGTTGCTGTTTTTAAACTACCTCTAGTCTCAGTTTTTATATTAGCTGATGTTATACCCATCATTGGAGACTGACCAAAGTTTTGGGTATCACCTATACCATAGGCTTTACCGTTAGCTAAAATATTAGATATTTTTTCATTAGCGTTCCATTCAAAACCCATTATTCCTCCTCTAGGATTTGGATTTTGAAATTCACTAATACCGTTAAATAATATAAATTTTTTAGCTAAATCAGGACCATTTAATCCTAATGTTTTAATTGAAGGAGAGTTTAAAGTATTAATGTTAATTATATCAACAGATGAAATCATTTTAACCCACCCTGTTCTAGTATGTAGATAATCTAAAACTTGTGGAACTAAAGTATTTTGAGTAGAAGCTCTATACCCTTGTATTTTTTGTCTTCTATCTATCTCAGTGATGATATTTTCATGAAAACCTTCTCCTATTATATTCATATTAAGAGTTTATTAAGTTAAATGCTTGTATAATATCTGCTATATTAGTTGGTATTCTTATTTGTAGTCCTTCAGGTATAATTAATGAATTTTGAGGCAAATTATCATTTGCTATTGATATAATCCACCACAATGAACTATCACTATAGTATTGTTGGGCTAATACATCAAATCTATCTCCCTGAATTGTATATACATAAATATCATTTTCAGACAAAGGAATTTCCGGATAACGAGTTGTTTGGTAAACTCGTTTTTTGTCTATTTTAGTTATTGGTATGTTTTGATAACGATTCATTTAATAAAGTTATTATCTATTAAGTGTTATTTCTGGAAATGATTGAATTGTTTCTGGGCCTGCTAATCCAATTAAATCTATATCCTCAGGATTTTCTATTGGAGGTTGAAATTCAACATAGTCTTTTAATTGAGGTAAATATCTTGAATCATCATAATTATTAGTATTATCACCTGCTTTTAAAGCTATATAACGTTCTGGGCCAAAAGCTGATATATAATTACCTGTATTTTGACCCGCTGATGGGCCTGTATATTGGTTTGTTTGTTTACGAGGTACAAATTCATGTATTGGAGTGTAATTCATACTTGCTCTTATAACATGAGGTAATTCTTTAACTGAGTTATCATTTCCAGCATCTGTATCATTTATACCAATTTCCCAAGGAGAACTTTCATCTATAGTATATGTTAAGTTAGTTATAAAACCAGGTTGAGAATATAAATATCCTCCTACAGTTAATCTCATCATTGGACCTCTCATATAACCATTATTACTATAATCTGGTGTTAAATTAGAAGCTAAATAATTAAGTTTTTGATGCATTGGTATTAACTCTCGTTTTGATTGAGCTGCTATTGTCCAACCCATTGTTATTCCTCTAGTAAAACCACCATATGTATAAAATTCTTCACCCCTACCTACATAACGGGTTGGATTCCATGTAGCGCTATACGCATCAGAAAATGAATCTAAAAATGCTCTGAAGTGTATAAATACAGTTTCTCCTGGGTCATTATTATTTATTGCTTCAATTCTAAATTTAACTAAATCATTAACTTCTTTATTATCTACATATCTAGACTGATATAAAGGTTTAGCATTTATTTTATCTAAAGCTTTTAATACTCTTCCAGTGAAATCTCTTTTACCAATAGTATAACTAGAAATATTTCCTCTTTCTCCAGGATTACCAAGATATACCCTTTGTTCTATAGCCGCATTTCCTGAATAATCAGGAGATTTAGACATTATAGAAGAAATTTGGGCTTGTAAATCTTTTCTAAAGTCTACAATTTTAGGAGAAAATGGAGTTGTTAAGCCTTTAGTTTCATTTGTTTTAGCTATATTATTTATTAAATAATAAGGTAATGTACTAAAAGTACTATTAATATAATTATAAAATTCATCACCAATACCTCGAGTTATTCTTTGATCAGCAAATTTAATTCTAGTTCTACCTACTCCTAAAACAGAGTTAGGACCTCCAACATAACTAAGAATATAATTTGGATCAGTTGCTATACTATTTCCACCAGTAGTAAAGCTAAGAGGAAGAATATTTCCTAATATTTTACTATCATATAATCCTATTAATCTATTAGAATTAGTACTAGTTATACTATTTTTATTAGCTGAATATCCTTGACCTAAACCAATAAAACTTTCAATTCCTCCAAGTAGTCCTTGTTTATTAAAATGAACTCCAAAAGCATTACCTCCAGCTTGAGCTAAAGTTGAAGTAGGTAAATATATACCATCATTTAATATTGAATACCCAGCTATTAAACCATTAGGAAAATTACTAGCTTGTGTTCTAACACCTGATAGTGATAATGAAGCTTGTTTAAGAATAAATCCTTGTCCATTAAATGATTTAGTATCAAAAAACATTTTAGTTAGTCTTGACACATCATCAGCTGTGCTTGTGACAGCTAATGTTCCTCCCCTTAAAAGAAAGTCAGGCCCACCAGTGTTGCCTATAGATGAGTCATTATCTGGTATAGGTTTAGTAATGTATGGTTGATTACTAGACCCACCAAAAACTTTATCATTACCATAGCGTAAAGATCTAAGGTTTGTCTCATTTAGTTTGGTTAATAAACTCATTATTACCCAGGTAGATTTTTTAAATAAGGTAGTTTTTGTCCTCTTGGTGTAATAGTTGGCATTTGACCATTTAAATCTAATGTTGATGGTTGAGGAATAGCGTTATTAACACCATCTTCATAATTACCATAATCATTGATAACAGTAGAAGCATTGTTACCGTTCAATGAATATCCAGGTTGATTACCATCAGCGTGTAATTTTGATTGTTTAGTTGCTAATGGGTTAACTGGAGGTTGTGCTCCATCATATTTAGATAGGTTTGAACCTTCTGTGGTTAGTTTATTTAAAAGTCCCATGGTTTTAAATTATTAATGTTTATTATAAATATTAAAAGAAAATGTTATTGACCTACGTTAAATGAATTTTGACTTATTGTTGTGCTAACTTTATTACTATCCATATATATGTTAGTATTTTTGGTTAATAACTGTCTTAATAATATATTAGTTTCTTGTTGAGCTTTTAATGTTTCATCATTGTTTCCTAACTTAGTGCCGCCTGCCATTACTAATGTATCTTTTGGATGAGTTTTAATAACAAAATCATCAACTTTTAAACCTTGTTCTCGAGCTAAAGATGAAATACTAGCACTAGCTCTATCTGCAAGTTTATTTTCTCCAATTCCCGAGTTTTTAAATAATAACCTTAGATCATCTAATCTTTGTTTTAATTTAGCATCTGTTGAAGATTTTTTATCTAATTCTTTTAATAATCTATCACTTTCAGCAATTCTTATATTAGAACTCATATTAAAAAGTCCTAATAATCCTCCTTCTAGAGATTTAGTTAATGCTATTAATGTATCTGATAATTTATCTAAAAATCCACCATCAACTAAATCAGTAAATATTTCTTGAGCATGTTCTAAAGCATTATTAAATTTAGTTTGGGCGTCTAATGATTTTTGGGCTTGTTCTAAACTTTTACCTTCTACTATACCTTGTTCTACAGCTTCTGCTTGTCTTTCTAAACGATTAGCTTCTTCTAATTTACCTTGATCTCGTAAAATTTTAGCGTTTTCTCTTAAATTTTTAGTATAGTCACCAGCGGTTTTGTTTATTAATTCTTGTTTAAATAAAGAATCACCTAACTCATTAGCACTCATACCTAAAGTTTTAGCTATAGATTCTTGCTGTAAAGCATTCATTCTACTGAATGAAGCAGCAGTAATATTTTGTTTAGCTATTTCTTCAGTTAAACCTGCAATATCATTATTTAAAGCAAATAAACGAGCGCGTTCTAAATTTATTTGTCTACCAGTTAATAATTCGGCTTCAATTTGAGATGATATTGATGATTCAAAATCAAGTAATGAACTTTGGGTTTTAGTTATTTGGTCTAATGTTAAACCTAATTTTTTAGCTTCTAAAACAGTTTTAACTATTTCACCTGTATTTCCTCTAAAATTAAGTTTTATTAAACCACTTAATTTATTGACATCTGATATTATTTTTCTACCATCAGCAACTATTTTGTTTTGATTAGCAAACGCAGCTATCTGATCATAAACAATATCTAAACCTTTATCAGCTTCATTGTTATTTACAGCGAATAATTGTTGTAATTGTAATGCTTCTTCAACTTGAATACCAATTTCTTTAGTTAACTGTATTTGAGTATCAAGTTGTTTTGTATTAGAAACATTAATAAAATCAGATATATTAGCTAACTCATTAAATGCTTCAGTTATATTTTTAGTAGTAGCTAATTGACTATCTAATATACCTTTACTTTGTTGGAATGATTCATATAATGCTCGAGCGCTATCTTTAGATATAGATATATTTTTAGCTAAATCAGTTACACGTTTGTCAGCTGCAAACATTGCTTCTATAAAAAACTTAGCCGCGGCAACTAAAGCTGTTATCCAAATTGGACCTTTAAGAAATGAAGCTAATCCTCCAGCACCTGCTTTAAATATTTGAAATGAACTTTTTCCACTGGCGGCTGCTTTAGCAGCGGCATCAGCTGCGTCTTGAAATGGTCCTGCTATTCCTTTTAAGCCTGGGATTGATTTAACTACTCCTGCTAATTTTTGAAATCCACCTGCTTTTTTTTCAATTTCTTTAGCGAAACTTAATTGTCTTTGATAATTATCAGCTACTTCACCTGTTACTTCAGCTATACCTTCTTGTAATTTTTGTATTTCATCTAATTCACTTTGGGTTAAAATTAAGCCTTGGATTTGTTTATCAGTTAGATTTTTTAATCTTTGTTCTAATATTTCTCTAGTGGCTGTTATTTCATTTATTTGTTCATTTATTTTTTTAGATGATAATTGACCATTGTTTAAATCAATTTGATTTTTAATTAATTTTTCATTAGCTTTGGCTAATTTATTTAATGTAGAAATTGTATCTTTTTGTATTCTAGAAAATGCTCTAGCATCATTAACTATGTCAGTTAGTCCTTCTGCTAAATCAGTTAATCGGGAAGTTAATGATTGAAATCCTTCATCTAAAACCCCAACAATGTCACTTATTTCTTTAAGATCTTTTTTACCGTTTCTTATATTTTCGTTAGGATCAGCCATTTAAATATAGTTTATTATAAATATTGAAAGCACCTACTTTTGTGGTGCTTTCTTTTTAGATGCCTTAGTTACATATGTTGGTACTTGAACTTTAGGTACAGTACCATCAGTTTGCGCTGTTCTCATTGCTTGTTTAGATTTTTCTACAACATCATCATCTTCTTTTGGTTGGTAGTGTTCTTTTAATTTATTAAAAGTAAAATTACGTAACCATATAGGCATGTTATAAATAGTGTTGTAATCATATCCACCATTACCATGAAATATTATTTCATGGATTTGGGTGAATAAATACATTCTATATTCCAAAGTCAGGCCAAAAAAAGTCAAGCCCAATAGGTAAGCTGACCCCCTCCACTAGGCCGTTTGAAGTTTGTACATTAACTGTTAAATCAACATCAGGCTGAATTTGTTTAATATACTCACGTAAAGCACGAGCATCACGAGCTAATAAATAGTTATCAACGAAATCTCTAATTGTAGCTTTATCATAACTGTCATTAACAGACAATATAGTATGTTTTAGACGAGTTGATATTTCTGGGTTTTGGTTAATTTTCTTTAAACCTTCTAGTTCCTGTTCTAGTTTTAATTCATCACCATGACTTAATAGTTTAAAGGTAATAGTGTCACTAGTTGAAGGTAATTTAAATGTGAATTCATTTTTGCGATTTATAAATAATGATTCATCAATTTTTTTATTATCTAATACTGATAAGTCAACTGTTACTGTTTCTCCACGATATCTAAAAGAATAATCTTTACCATAACCTAAAATACGTGAAGCAATTAGTATAGCATTTTTATCACCAGTTAACAACTCATTATAATCAATTTTAGATACAATAAGTGATTGTAATAGTTTATCTAATACAATACCTTGTTTAATATAAGACTGGTTGGTTAGAATATCTTCTTCTTTAGCAGTCATGTATTTCATCTCAATTTTACCTGATGCTAAAGGACTTGATTCAGGATAAAGAAGACCTTTTGATGGTAGTTCTACAGTTTCTGTAGGGAATTTAAATTCACTCATAGATTTTATTTAATGTAACGTTTATTATAAATATGCAAGATAAAAAGAAGCTTGGCAAGAGCCAAGCTAACTTTTTTTCTGTATACTTCGGAAAAAGTAATTCTTAGAAGTTCAGTACGCAGTAATCAGGTTGAACTGTCATTGTAATGTTTTGAGCAGCTGATTCATTATCCCAACTATATTCACCAAAATTAGCATCTGTAATCAACGCACCTTTGATAACCCATTCACTTACAATATCACCTACTGGACCTAACACATTAAAGGTTAAATCTTTTTTATAAAAATCTGAGTAACCATCACGGCCTGTTACTGATTCGTGGTGTAAACGTACCCATTCCATCACAGCTTGAGCACCTGAAGGAGTAATAGGATCAAATAAAGTCATGGTGATAGGACCCCAATTTGATTTACCTTTAACATATCTTGCTACGTTAATGTGGTTTAGCTTTATTGTTTCTTGAGTTAAGGTAACTGCACTTACACCTTTAACCATATATGAGGGAACACCATCAATATACATTATAAACCTATTCTGTTGTTTAGGTTCAAATGCTGTGAAAAATATTTCGTTTGGATTTAATACTGGCATTTTTCTTAGTTATTTATTTGTTATAAATATTATTATTTTTAAAAATTACGCAAATGAAGCTCCAGTAGGTGTAATATTGAAGTTCAAATAAATATATTCAGCGGTTTTGGTTGGTTGTAAATAAATTGCACCTACTAACTGATTTCTATCTATTACATCTGGAGTGTTATTGCTTTCATCCATTACTACTCTAAACGCATATAAACCTTGTCTTTGTTGAACTGATTCTAAGTATGGGT